AAACCACCACCTGCTGCTGAACTTTGAGATCCACTGAATTTAATATATGCCTCTGTAGTTGAAAGAGATGTGTCAGTATCTTGAACTAAAATAATTGGATTTGCTTTTTCAACATGTAGTATATTTTCAGGACTCGTATTTCCTATACCTACATCTCCACTAGAGTCTATACGTACTTGTTCTGTTCCTGCTGTATATAAACGCAGAGCATCAACACTATGTGTATATTTAATCTGTCCTCTAGTACTTGATGCGGAATCCCCAAAGGCAACAATACTAGATGCAGTAGTTCCCCCAATTCTTATTCTAACTAAGGCATCATCTGAAGCTCCTGTGCCTGAAGACCGAACTCTAATAGAAGGATCAGTAACAGCTTGTACATCAAGAATATGACCAGGATCGTTAGTTCCTATACCTACGTTCCCTGTAGTGTACACTGCATCATCTGTGTCAGTCCCATCTACGAACTTACCACCTGAAGTTGCATCTGCATCTCCTGTAAATCCTAAATCTGCTAATGTTAATGCTCTAGTTGAAACTGTAGCATTAGCATCAGTAACATGACCTAAAGTGTCTGTTGTAATATTTAAATCTAAATCAGATATAACAGTAGCACCTGTTAAAGCACCAGTGTCAATAGAAGCATCATCTCCAGGATGTGTTGGGTGTGTATATATTGTATCTGTATTGTTGTCAGTAGAACTTATAGTTACTTTCTGAGTACTCGCATCAAAAGTTACACTAGTAGCACCACTACCTTCAAATCTTATTTCTTCGTCTTCTACTACAGTGAATTGATCTGTACCTGCTGAGTTAGCAATTTTAAATCCAGAACCCATGTCAACTGTGTCAGAAGTTGGTAGAGCATCTATTAAGTCTTTTAAAACCTTACCTTGCGCTGCTGTTAATCCCTCTGTTGTTGAAGTACTTGTTAAAGTATTATTTAATGTAATTGCATCCAAGAATGCAGACATATCAATAGTAAAAGTACTTGCATCGTCTCTTGTGAACGTAGCTATACCTGTTGTCCCATTAAGAGACCCACTAGTTAGTCTAGCTAAGTTTGTATCATCTAGATATGTAGATAAATCAATAGTAGTATCGTTTCCATCTTCATCAGTATATGTAATAACATTTGCTGCTACAGATATACTTGTAACAGTTTCGGCTACGTTAGATACCTTTGCGTTATTTAACACATGCTCGTCAAAGATAGCCTTAGTCATAAGACCTGCCTTACTAGTAGAGGCTGCAGTTAAAGTTGCATTAGTACCATCACTAGATGTTATTATATTTGTTGTATTGGATTCTGTTACAGATAAGTCTGAGTTGCTTACCTCGGCAGTTGTCAACCATGTACCGTATTCTGAGCCACCTCCGCTTACGTGTGTTGAAACCGTATCTCCATTCCCATCTTGTACTATAAATACTGTACCAGGTGGAGTAGTTGATGAACCTGCAGTTGGTAGAGATGTCCCTACTTGAGGAGCTGCACCTTCTTCTGACATTAAAAGCCATTGAGATCCATTTGATATGTGTGCATCTCCTGTCCTTCCGTTTTCATATACAGTAATATATACATAACCCTTTACATGTACTGCTGAATCAAATGTAGGAGGAGTGGTACTTATGGCAGATCCAACCTCAGGGTGAGGTCTACAGCAAGAGGTTAGTATCCATCCTGTTTCACCATCTGAAATGTAATTCTCTAGAGTACCTGCTCCATCGTTTACAATGAATTCAGTACCAACAGGGTGGTCAGTACCACTAAATGTTGTAAGTGTTGATGCAGTTAGTGTGGCAGGGTGATTGTCAAAAGCTTTTACCCATGCTGTACCATTAGAAGTGTAAGTCTCTAGTACATGTAAGTGTTCATTTAGCTTAACAAACTCTTGTCCCTTGCAATGTAGATCTGCATCAAATGTAGGAAGAGTTGGTCCAGATGTAACACCTGCACTTAGATTACAAAAACTTAACCATTTTTCTCCTGCATCCTGTGTGTCATCAAAATAATAAATAACAGGGGAATTAGTCCCATCATCAAAATAGGCTATAGTTTGCTTTTGATCGCCCTGTATAGACGTATCTAAATTAGGGTCACTGTCAACTATTAAGAAAGCTGAATTATATGTTACTGCCATAATTTATTAATAATATTATCACCAAAAAAATAGTGTTAATAAGACCTACTGATTTAGTAAACCCTATTAACACTAAAGTAAAGAAACTTAATAAAAAAATAATTAAGAAACTCTCTCAAAGACAGGACCTGATGTCCCATCTGAAGGTATTCCTTCTAAATTTGCTGATGTCAGCAAGTATTTATCTCCAACAGATACTCCTGCTGCTGCTAATGCATGTGTTCCAAAAGCAGTAAGAGAACTAGTTGTTATTCTTAAACCATCTGCGCTTTCTGTTATAGTAATATAATTGTCTTGCGTAGCTGATCTTTTTACATCTGCTGTAAGTTGATCTGAACCATCTACAGTAAGGTTAACTGAGTTTGTGTCAGCTATGTTATCAATAGAAGGGTTAATTGCCTCTAGAGCTGTCTCTAGTGCTTGTAAAGCAGCTTTTGTTGAAGATGAATTAGCTATAGTAGATCCTGTGAACGTACCATTGTTAGTTGCACCTGCTACACCACTTAGTGTTTCTAAGTTGGTAATATTTGTAGTGTTAGTTGCAATCTGTGTCTTCTCTGCAGGAAGAATTAAACCTGCTAGTGATCCTGTTGCTGCTGGAATAGTAGCATCTGTTCCTGCTGAGTTTGTAACTGTACCATCAGTAGCTGAAGCTGTATACCCTAAAGCACTACTTACAGCTGAAAGGTCTATTGATATAACCTTTGTCCAACTAGTTCCATCATATGCCCACTTTTCTAGTATTTCTGCAGTTTGTAAATATACATCTGCTGTATCTCCATTTGCTGGACTAGTTACCTCACCTGATGTAGGTTCAGCATTCTGTGTACTCCCTGATCTAGATACATAAGTGTGGTTACCATCAAGTATGATTGCCTCAATTGCAGTCTCTAATGCTTGTAGTTGGTCTCCTAAAGAACTATCATTATCAGTAAGTACTGTTCCTGTATAAGTTCTAACGAAATCTAAATCAATGTTAATCCATGTTGCTCCTGTCCAATACCATATTGAGGAAGTATCTTCCTCTCTAGCCCATGCTGATTGTGTTCCTGTTGGTGTCCAGCTAGGTTGAGCACCTGCTGTTATGGTTGAAATTGCATTATTGAAAATGTTATCTCCTGCTGCCATTTTATTTTGTTTTTGAGTTTTGTAGTGTTATTATTATGTAGTTCCTATTGTTGAACTATTGGGTGATGGAACGCCATCTAAATTATCGCTTGCCCATCTAAACTTTCTGCCTGCTCCCAAATCTGATAGGGCTTGTGCATAAGAGTCTTTAACAACTATAAGTTCGTCTTGTATGAAATTATCATCCATATCAAGTTCTTGAGTAGCAAGGTGGTCACCTAAACTATCTTCATTTCCTGCATTTGCACAATTACCTATGTCACTACAAAGAATACCTCCTATCTCATCAACTAAGTTTTTAGTAATTGAGTTGTTTGCTAATTCTGACTCAGTACTATCTGTTGTAATATTAAGTGTAACAGGTAGATTTAAGCTCTCAGTATTAACAGTTACGTTAACTATTAGAACGTGAGTACTTCCAGGAAATGTGTTTCCTAAAACATACTCTGCTACTGTAGATCCTTGCGAACCTGTACTTGAAATTATGCTGTTTATTGTTAGTTCTGCACCAACACTAGCTGTAGCAACTACATTCTGAGCTATCTTAGTAGCATCTCCATTATAGATAAAAGATATATTATAATCACTACCTATTCTTATAATTTGCATTATTATATATTTTTATTATACGTTAAATACTCTAACAACTTGAGAATTCCATGCTGTCAAAGATGATTCAAGTCCTCTAGAGTCTACAGGTTGAATTTTTACTCTCTTTAGTATACCTGCTGATCCATTGTGCTGAGTACTCAAATCTACATTTATAATTATAGATTTAGAAGATGCTGCTGCTAACCCTGAAGGTATTACAATCAACTCAGTAGTTGGACTATAAGATACACCTGCATCTGCTGCACCTGTACTAGTATATTCGAATCCATCAGGAAGAGTTGTTAAAAACACAAGGTCTCTATCTGTTGGACTAGCTGAAGTGTTAGTTACATCAAAAGTAATTTCAATGTTGTTTCCGTTGGTTTGATTTACATTTCCGTTAACATCTATACTTGATGTAATACTTAAATCAGTCAATGCACCAGAAACACCTTGAGGAATACCTAGACTAAGAACTTTACTAGGGCTTGATCCTGTTATTACAGCAGTTGCTGAACTTCCAGCAGGTAAAGTAGTTACTGTACCCACAGTAAGATTATCTCCATCTACAGGCTCAGGAAGAACTAAGTTCAATACTTGACTTGGTGATGTTCCTGTAATACTAGCTGATGCTACACCTGTTGTGATAGTACCTATAGTTAATACATTACTAGCACCTGCAGGACCTTCTAGTCCACTAAGCTCAGCCAATAAGTCTCCTTTAGAAATTCCACCAAGAGCTATGATCTTTGAATTGTTTGTATCATCAGTGTCACCAGGAAGTACAGTACCTTCAAGGGCAACTTCATATGGACTTAATGACTCATCTGTAACAGTAGCCATGAAAGATAGGTACTGATTTTGGTCTGAAACTATTTCAGGAAGAGTCCATACACCTGTTAATATATTAAATGCTCCACTACTAGGTATTACATTAGTAACATTTATTCCAGCTGTATTTGTTAATACAAATTCTAGATCTTGTTTTTTTACAGTAACAGAATTTCCAATGCTGTCAACTGTAGGGGCTATACCAATCGTAAAATTCTTAGTATAAACGTACCCATTTTTTATTATATCTACTGTGCCGTTTGACATGATTATGAAATTTGAATATCAATTAATGAATTATCTGTCTGAGCTGTAACTGATATGTCTACAGTTGGATCTACACATGTTCCTAAACAAGGATCACATACTTTATCCGCATCGCAAACAACTGTTGAACATCTAGATTTAAATACTATGTCAACTATTCCTACATTACTCTCTCCACCTTGCTGTACTCTATACTGAATTTGACCTGTTGTATAAGAACTACCATCAATTGAAGGGTTGTATGAAGCTGTAAAACTTATATTATCCTCATCAATTGTTACATTGGTTAAGTTAATACTGTTTTTTACTATCGTATAGACTGCAATGTCTGTGCTGTTGGTCTTTAAACTTACCTTTCCCATGATAGGTATCACTCCTGATGTTTCAGAGGCTCCACAAGGAAACACTGAGTCTGCAGCTTTAATAAGCATGTGGGGTGTAATAACGCATTTTCCACTATTGTGGCAAGATGGTGCACTCACTATAGTTGGAGAACAGCTACACCAATTGAATTTTGTATCCATTGTTTTTATTTTTTCTTATTATTTGTTTAACAACTACAGTTTAACCTTTTGAACATACTAACTAGAACTTTATAGTGTTCTGAAGCTTGTTCTATTAGACCCCTTTTGCTTGATGCTTTCACTAGCTCCATTTGAAGCCATATATCTTTAACATCACCATCTTCTATTCCATTATCTATTAGTACCTTCTCGAATGCACATTGTGCTGAAGATAAGATAGCCTCTGTTCTAGAATACTTTACACCGCAAACTTCTGTGCTGAAAGTATATATTCCATCACTGTCGCATTCTACATCATTGGTTAACGACAAAAGGGGTACTCCAGCAGACAGACCTATATTAGCCTGAAGTACTGAGGTAGCCCCATTTTCTTCGTTTACAATTGATACGGTATAAATGTCTTGGGCTGTGTTGTGTTTTGCTGTTACCCATTCTGAGTAATCAGTAAAAATTAAATCCCCATCCTTATAATCTAATAAGAATTTGAACTTATTTTCAGAGATGCAAGAGCATTTAGACATTATAATCGCAATTATATATTTATGTAAAAATTTACTGTTAGAATTTTAAAGTTTCTCTAACCTGAACTTATTTCTTATAATACTGTACCTGATGAGTTAACTTTTTCTACAACAGGAGTAGTTAAACTTTTAGCTAGTTCAACCATATCAATTCTAAACCACTCTCCTGCATTATCAGGATCTTTAAACTGCATGAACTCTCCATTACAAGGAAGTTCAGGTCCACAGTCTGTGCAGTCCTTAACACAAATGAAATCAACAGGCTTTACTCCACCGTTTTTATCATTTGTACTTAGAATGCCTTTTTTTACTTGAATCTTTTTTATCATCGTTTTTATTTTTATTCCCACCCAAGTAAAAGGTCAGGAAACACTCGAATGAATGTCTCCTGCCAATGAAAATCGAGTTGGGGATAATACAAAATAGGAGGTGACAACTTTTTGCCACACTCCTAGTTATATATATTTATTATGAAGGACAGACTGCAGTAGCTAAATCTCTACATACATTCGGCTTGATAGCTACAAACTTTGTAAACAATGCCTCTATTGCAGTTCTTGTAGTTGAATCTCCTTGAGGTACATTAAGCTCTGAAAATACTTTGTAAGTATTAGTTTCAGGCATTACAAATGTATCTCCATATACTCTACTTCTTACGTAGTAAGTACAGTAAGATGTTTGACAATCTGCTGTTGTTATGTTAGCTAACTGTGAGTTACTATCAGGTAATCCTAAGTGTCCTGAGTAAGTGTTTCCTTGTTGGAAATCAAACCCTTCTCCACCTACGATTTGGTGATACTCTCTTAGTTGTACATCTGTTCCGAAGTTAGAAGCGATAGCACCTTTCTGAAGCGTAGCTTTCAAGAAGTTAGTGTTAATTGCCTCATAAGCATCAAAGAATTCAATATCAATTTGTCTTCCTCTATACTCAGGTACTTGTCCTATGAACGCTCCACACTCAAGCTTATCTTGCTTAGCGATAATTGCTAATCCTGCAGTTGGTGTTTCAGTATCTGTACTTGTTGCACAATCTTGACAGAATGACTCCTGTGAGAATGTTGGGAAAGGTACGATTGCATTTGCACAATCAGACAATCCTGCAATTGCGAAGTTAGTATCACATGTAGAAACATACATTTGGATTCCACAACAGTCTCCCATACCTTGTGTAAGTACTACGAAACCTCCATGTCTTCCATACTCTTCTTCAAAACCTTCTTGGATCTGAGCTGCTGCTTCTTCTAGCTGAGCTGTAAGAGTTTTAGTATTATCTGCTGCTGCTGTAAGACCTACGAAGTTCTTCTCTACACCATTAATAGTAAATGTTGTAAGTGCATCAATTCTATCACAACCATCACAATCAGTTCCTTCAGGAACCATACAGTATGATTTGAATGTTGGATGAAGTTTAACAGCTTTGTAAGGCTTATCAAAACTTCTTCCTGAACCCATACCTGGATATGGTAGTTCGTCTAAAGTAATTCTTTCTAGATTACCGTTGATCTCGTCTACAAGACCACACATGTATTCATCTGCTGTTACAGTCTTATCACAATCCTCGCACTGCTTGCAGTTAGGTGTATAAGAAAAAACTTGTGATGCTCTTACACGATTTGGGTAAAATGCTCTAGTTTCGTTATCATCTAAAGTGATTCTAACTGAAAGTGTATCGCAGCTTAAGCACTTTGGATAAGCAGCTTTGATTTCACTTAGTGCACAAGATGGTCCGTAAGCTCCTAGATCTCTAATATCACATCCACCGAACTCTTCAGGTCCTGCGCTTCTGATTGAATCTACGATACCATTGCTACCACTTGAATGAAGTACACCTATGTTAAGGCTTCCAACATTGTCTGCAGTAATACTTGCAACATCAATTGTTTCAGGTACTGTTCCTGCTGCTGATCCTGCAGGTACATCTAACCATAGTATTGGTTGCTTAGGCTTAAATGCGTTGTTATAAATACGTCTTGTCTGAGTCGTACCAGGCTTTCTTTTAATTGTGTAAAGAGGTAAACCTGCTGCAGGGAAAGCGAAATCTCCCTCAGTTACTAATATTCTGTTAAAGTTAGCGTAATTCTTCATGAATTTATTTTATTTATTTTCTGTTTGTATTTAGCTATGCTATTTTATCGATAGAAACTATCTTATTAAAATCTGTTTGAAATTGTTGTGGACTCCTTGTAGCTGCATCACTAATCAATACTGCAACATCTACTACTTTAGTTGCTATTGATGTGTTATCTACTTCAAAGAATACAGAATTTGCTTCTAATATACCATCTAATTGACTTATAGGTTTATTACAAGTTATTAAATGATCTGCTGTAACTCCTGTGGGCTTCTTATAGTAGTCTACTATAACACTGTCTAAGTCTAATTGACCATCAGTGTATACGTATAAACCATTAGAACCTTGCTCTGCTATTAATTGTTCCCAACCGAAATTTGCCTTCCTGTATGGGTCTCTTCTAGCATCGTTTAAATCATCCGATTGTACTATTCTTAAAGGTATCTCCTTTTGACAGTCTACACATCTCTCATGAGATATAACTGCTGATTGGTTTAACCTTTTATATAGATTGCTAGGATACTTAGCCACCCAATAATCTTTATTTACCTTCGTTAAGTTTAATTTCTTATGCTTAACCTTTAGTAGTCTAATATTATCTTCGTACCTTCTATCCTGCTCTGCTAATTGAATATTGTTCTCTGCTATTCTGTACCAAGCCTCATTTATAAAACTTACCACATCTCTAATTGCAAAGTTCTTAGATGACCCAGTGTTCATTGAATTCTTCTTCAAATAGAAATCGTATAGTAATTTCTCTACTGGTATCTTAGACATCTTCTTTTATTTTTCAAAGTTCTCTAAAAAGTCAACTATTTTATCCCACATATCCATATTCTTAGGATTCATGAAATATGAAATTAAGTCATTGTCATTTTTAGTATTCTCAAGTTTAAGTCCACCTAAGTGATAAACTCCCTCTTTTCTTGTAAATGCTCTCTTTGACTTAGCATCTATGATCTGTGCCATAGTATGTAACTCTGCATCTTTCATCTGAGCTAGTTGCAAGAACCTGCTTTGCCAAGTAGATCCACCGAACTTACTAGACTTTGCTGTATTCTTAGCAAATCCATCTCTTAGCTCCATATATAGAAGCTCATTGTCTCCTGTAAGCTCATCAAAAGATGTTGGCTGCATAATTTGAGCTATGTGCAGTTGTCTATCAACTGACATGTTTCTCAAGAATTCTATTGCTGAATCCTCCTCTTCAACTTTCTCCTTACGGATCTTAGTCTCTGTTTGTGGACTCCATATAGCTAATTCTGCACCTGCTACAGTAATGCTTGATTGATTAAGCATAGGGTTCTTGATCTCAGGGTTACCCATGTATGTTCTGATAAAAAACTCCTCTAAAGGAATATCAGCGTGAAGTGCTATCTTACCACCTCGCATAAATGTGCTTGCAAAGAAATCATGATGGTTTAAGAAAGGATCTGAAGGATTTGTAAGAGACTTCTCTTCAGGCATTATTATATTACCTGTCTTTGGATCTCTTAAACTTAATGCTTCTCCTATTCTATGTAGGTCGTTATACGTACCGTACCAAGCCCATTTTTGATTAATCTTGTCCCACTGAGTAGTTAGATTCCTAACTGCTCCAGGTATTGAAGTATAATCATACTCTAACTCCTGATCATCGAAACTGTCTGAACTAGGGTTCTTAGCCTTCTGACCAAAGAAACCAGGCTTAGCTAGTTTACCTGTTGTTAATCTATTCAACTTGTCCACCTTAGATAAGAAAACCACAGGGGGCAAATTTGTTTTTAAGATATTCTGTGCTTGAGTCTTTTTAGAAGACTTAGCACTCTCTTTTGCTGTTGACTTAGTTGCCATTTATTTTATATTTATATTATCCCAAAAATTACAGCAACATCACTAACTCGAACTAGTGATGCTGCTGCTTAATTATAATCTAAAGTTTATCTTATTGAACTTCAGGAACCATTCTAAGAACAGAACTTAAATCATCAATAGCTAAACCGAATACTTCTCTCATTTCAATCTTATACGCATCTCCTAATGATGTATCACCAGGTTGTGAGAATCTTGGATTGTCAACTCCTACTGCACCAAATGGTGACCAGTAACCTGAAGTAACAGTTCTTCTTCTCTTTTCGTTTCTTGTAAGAATCTTGATATTTGGCTTAGCACCGATACCCATATCCATTGCAATAAATTCGAAAGAACTTGCAGGTTTGTTTGTACCAGGCATGATTGAAGACTCACCAAATACTCTTGGGTTATCTAACATTGCCCAATGTCCTACTGTAATTGAACCGAAAAGGTCTAAGTTATACTTGAAGAATCTAGTTGTTCCGTAAGAACGCTTCATTCTGTCAGAAAACTCATCTGCTACTTCTTCTCCTAGTACAAATGAATCATCAATAAGAACAGGCTCTTTGTCGAATCTTTCTTTTACCCAATTGTGGAAAAGTTTAAGTCCTCCCTCACCTGTCATTAACATGATGTTTCTCTGTGCCATTGGAACTCTGTCATACCAGAAGTTGTCCAAAATGTTAGAGAACATATCAAGGTTATTAACCTTTGGGTTATACTTCATGATCTGAGCTTCTTCCATGAATTCGAAGAAACCAGGAGCTGTTGTAATTAACTGCTTAGAGTTGATGTCTCTGTGGTGATCAGAAGATCTACCTGTCATCATAAGAAGTTCCTTCTCTCTACGGTAAGTCATTTCGTGCTCAAGCTCCATCTTGTTGATAAGACCTCTTTCCATGTTAGCATCAGAATCGATATCATGTCTTGATACGATTAAAGTACCATCTTGTAGGTGAGTTTCCTCGTCTACTGAATAAGCTTTTGTGAATGTTGTCAAGTTAACTGCGAACTCAAGGTATGTGTAATTCATTTGGAATTCACTTGAACCATAAGTCATAGTGTCAATCCAAGAACTAACAGAACCTTTTCTATCCCACTTTCTTCCAATATCGAAGAATGCTACAGGAATGAATGTATCCTTTTCAGTTGTCTTGAATTCATATCTCCAAGAATTAGCTCCTACTGGCTCTGCAAAAGACTGAAGCATGATTTCATACTTGAAGTGTCCTACAGGGTAAAGTAGATCTTGTGGCTTGTAAAATTCGTTATCTAAAATTACATGTCCTACTTCATTACCTGCACCAGGAAGGTCAGATGCTGCATAAGGATTCTGTGTAATTGAAGTTTCTGTAGCTGGCGTACCGTATACTCTCCATCTAACTTGATTCTTACCTACATCCATCATTCCACCGTTAGCAGATACCCAATCCATGAATGGAGTAGTAGTCTTGCTCAGTGTCTCAGACATTGGCGAATAGAATGTTTTACTCAAAGCGATTAGCTCTTCGTAGTGTGCGTGCTTTGGTCCAGCAGCTAAAAGTAAATCTGAATATCTGATATCCGATCCAAATTTCTGCTCACGACTCATTGGTACGTGATTTATTTGGTATTTTGAACCATGTGGCGTTCCTCTAAATGACATATTTAATGTTTTGTTTTTTATTTTAAAGTACTTTGTCCCCTAGATCAAACCATGACCCTGGGTTTTTTTTATTATTTCTATTTTTAACAGGATCTCCTTCAGGATATTTTTCAATCTCCACAGTGTTCCTATTCATAAAATCTTTATCTGAAAGATCTTTTGCTTTTCTTTTTACTCCTTCTAACTCTTCGCCTCTATACTTAAGTATCTTAAATAGATACATCTGAGTCTTAAAGTCTTTAAGGTCTTCAATTAAGAATTTATTCCATTCAGAAGTTGTGTATTTTTTACCTTCTACTTCTACTACAGCGTTTTTCTCAAATATTGAAGATCTAATATCTTCTAGTTGAGTATCTGATAAAGGCTCTTCTCTTATAGACTTTTCTCTAAATACTCCTTCTAAGTAATCTGTATTAGCTTTTAAATCATCTGCCTCCTGTTGTGCCTTTTGAGCAGCAACCTGTGCCTTTTGTTGTATAAAGCTATCATGCTTAGTTTTGAATTCCTTTTGGTATTCTTTAAATTCTTCTCTTATAGAATCTTCTCCACTAATCTCTAAACTCTCAGTGATACGTTTTACTCTTTCATCAGAATAACCCCTATCTCTCATTCCTCTGCTTATTACATCAAGCATTAGATCAGACTCTGCATCTTCAGGATTTATAGTAGCATACTTCTCGTATTGTACATATTGACCTAGTTCACTTGGATCTGCTCCTCCCCTGATAGCCATAGCGTATTGAATATCTGATTCATTTACACCCATCTTCTCTAAGGTAGTTAAAACCTCTGTACGAGTTGCTGTAGCGACCTGCTCTTGTAGCTTAGCTTTATTAGCTTCTACATATAAGTTATATACTTGGTCACCTGTTGCGTTTTCAGGTACTTCTACATCAGGAAGTAAATATCCATCAGTTTTCATTTGCTCTGCTACTCTTGAGTATACATCTCCTAAACTATCTCCTTTGTTTGACTCAACCTCAACCTCTTCTTTAGTTTCAACTGAATCCTCCTTTTTTAATGAGTCTAGTACATCCTGAGTTACATCAGTCATATCTGTAGTTCCATCATCACTCTCAACAGATTTTTCCTCAACAGGAGGATCTGCTTCAAGTTGCTCTACAACTTCAGTATTATCTACAACTGCATTAGTTTCTTCCCCTACAGGTTTTGGTGCAAATGGATTATCTGCTCCAATAGTTACGACTGTATTACCAATCTTGTGTTCTCCTTTTTCCATTTCCCTCTATTTCTGACACAAATATATAACCAGATTGTAAGATTTTGGGGTATTTAGGTATTTAACATTTTAGTACCTAAACCCCAATCTTACTTAAAGTTGTATTTTTGTGCTCGTTTTTTATAAAATTATTTGTTATTTCCGTATTTTAAAGCTAATTCTTCTCTATCAAATGCTAACTGCTTGTCTTTTGCTATTCTATCAGCTATAATTTGCTTCTCTTTTGCTAGTACAAGCTCTGCTTTACCATCTCCATTAGTATCTGCAGCATTCTTGATTGTGAGTGATTGTATCTGAGCTCTAGCTTCTTGACTTCTAAGAACTTCAACGTGCTTCTTATAATCATACTCTTGTGCTGCTGCATCTACTGCTGCTTGAGTTTGCTGTTGCTTATCTAACTTCTGCATCTCAAATTGCTGTGCTTGCTGCTGAGCCTCTGCTATCTCTTTCTTATATCTCTTAGTGAGATTTATAATATCACTCTTAGTAGTTGCTTGAGTAAGTTCTAGTATAATGTCTATACCGTTTCCTCCTGCTCCACCTACTAACTGCATCATCTGCTGCTTTAAGAATTCTATCTGCTGCATTTCAAATCCTGAGTTCTCTAACTCAATACCCATTTCTGTGTAGAAGAATTCTCTACCTGCTTTCAACTCCATCAAAGATGAAGGTGATAGTATATGCTCTATCTGAGTAGGATGATCTTTATAATGCATCCTAGCTTTATCCATCAGTGCCCTAGCTGCCTTTTCAAATATAATCCTGTGAGTCTCGTTAATTGGCTCAGTCTGATTAGAACTAGCTGATTGCTGAGACTGTAAGTTTGATGTATTTGTATATTGACCTGCTGCACCTGCTCTAGCTTTACTGAAATACATAGCATCGAATAAACCCTCTCTAAAGAAGTTTAATAGATTTATGTTCTCACCTATCTCTGCCATCTTACTAGCATTAATACTTTTAAGTATGTTGTTGTCTATAGGTGAAACTCCATGCTTCCTGTTCTGAATTGGTAACATAGAGAAGTCTTTTAATAAAGTAAAGAATTCCTTCTGCTTCATCTTCTCAGGCTTGGCATCTATATTATATGGAAATAAATTACCCATATTTGTTTTAATAGTATGCTTCAACTCTGCCATCTGTATATCAAAGTCTCTCTGATATGTTTTACCTGAATCTACTACACTTCTGTTCTTAGTTCTATTTGCATAACTGAAGTATCTCTTTCCGTAGTAAGGTAGCTCTAAGTTGTATGGATTCTTTATTGAACCATGCTGATACTTAAGAGGCTCAACTTTAATATAGTGATCTGCAATCTTAGTTCCCTGCCAAACTTCTTTAGCCCAAACCTTTGTTACACTATAATCGGATTCTACAGGCTCATAGTTTTCACCTACCCAATAGCTCTCCATTCTATCCTCACCTGAATTATATCTTAGTACTTTTTTATAAAGCCTGTTATCTTTCCATGTTACATGTTGAACTCTAAGTCCTAGTGTATTTATGTTTTGGTTATTTCTAGTACCTGATCCTCCCATAACATCTCCGTACATACTAGTGAAGTTTCTATTACCTTCAATTGTTCTAGTATCTAAGTTTCCGTACTTTTCTAAATAGAAGTCACCATCTCTTGCTGAAGCTTCTAGTACTGTTTTTATGTTATCTTGATTGTACCAAGCTTCTTTTGAGAAACCCTTTCCTCTAAACTCACTCATAGGCATTATACCACCCTCAAGATCCTTTAGCATTTTAGGAGTTAAGTACTCTGCGTATTTTTCTGTTATATCAGGAATAGTCATAACTTGATCTCTCCTAGCCCAATCCATTTCTTGAACCCATGTCTTGTTAGGTGAACCACCATATATCAGCTCATCAGGATAAACATTTTCAAATAATAAATCATCTCTATGAACATCAACGTAATAATACTCCTCTCCTGTCGGAAGTGAGTGTACGAATCCTTCTATATTCTTTTCTCTTAAATTTAATGAATCTGTCAAAAAAGCCATAACTTCTTGAGCTTGCTTAGCTACAGGAGTTCTGTAGTCATTTTCCATATACTCAACAATTTCTTTAGGAGATAAAGCTCTTGCTCTACCCTCTATCTGAGATTGAAACTCCTTCTGCTCTTCAGGAGTCAAACTTAATGGATCTTCTATACCAAACTCTTTTAGCATAGTACTAGCTACTTGCTTCTTTAGAGGTCCTAGGAACTCCTTCTCAACACTGCTCTTGAGTAGCTTATTGTATTCCTTAGCTACGAAAGTTTCTTTATATGGAGATAGATCTTGAACTACTAAAGAGAATGGTCTTCTCAACTGCTCACCTATCATTGCCTGCCCAATTTGAGATATTAATGGATAGTGTATAACAGGATTATCATTCAATGTAAAAGTTTCCCCCATTATACTGTGGGTCTTATTATCATCGTATATCTTAGTATCTACTCTACCATTTAATAAATCATAATTCAAGTCAAAATTTCTTAATCTATCTTCGTCAAATCCATCCGAAAATGAATTAGCACAATACTGATCTATTATTTGCTTTTGCCTCTTTGAATTGTTGGCTGACTTTTTAGCTGAAGAAACCCTTGGGTTAACCTCGCTATTATTTTCAAATGTTCTGCTTATGTATGCCATCTGTTTTTTTTATACTTACTCCTAGAACTTTAGAAATTCTATAGTTCTGTTGTTTGGATTGTCTAGCTGCTCGTTATCATACTCCTCGTATGCATCTTCGGCATCTAAATTGATTACTAAATCTTGTCCCTCTAACTCAGTTTTCAGTATCATTAATAAATACAAAGAAGATAATGCATCAAACTTTGTTTTATATTCAGGCTCATAATTAATAGCCTCACTTAATATTCTTAAACTTTTTATCTCTTGAAACTTTTTCTTTGTTGGTACACCATCTTTATCCCTGTCTATAACTTCCTTAAACCATGTAGAAAGTTTTAGATAAGCATGTGCATTTAAAGTGGCATTCATCTTAACACCTCTACCCCAATGCGAGGCTCTTATCTTACCCTTGTGTAACTTATTCAAAGTTTCTAGTGGCTCTAGTGAAAACATTCCTAAGCATTCATTATCTGATGCCCACTCTAACATGTATGGAATGTTACGCTCTTGAAAAATTTGAGCACTATAATATTTAGCTATTAAAAGTATAATTTCGTAAGTGTCTGTTATTGACTCTGTACGACCTGTCCACTCTAGTACTATATTATCTCGCATACCTCCCATGTTACCTCCGAAGTCTGCCTTGTAAACCATTATACTGTTTAAAGAAGCACCCTTTCCTGATTGAGAAACTGGATCGACTATTACGTGATATAGACCATCAGGTGGATTATCTATAACATCTTCATACATTATACATACACCTCTAAGGTCATCTAAATTGTCTTCTCTACCCCAATCTACTATTGGTGTAAACTCCCTCTTAAAATCTTTATCGAACCTAACACCTCCAACTACATTTTTGTCTGCATGGAATGTACCCATCGCAACATCAGGTGATTCTAAAGTATTTAAAGAAACTAAATCTGCTCTGTATGTTGCCATCTCTGCAGTAGGAAACTTATTCTTAGTTTTAGGAATAAGCATCTCCTTCGGATAAATAGGATTAAACATCACATGATCTATGAATGATGCTGCATCCTTTTCCTTCTTTAGCTCTATCCTTTTTTGTATTACCCTAGCTAAAGATTCCTTTATTAATGTATTACCTTGTGGATCTTTAAACTCTTCTGCTGCATAAACCACAGATACAAATAATCCTGACCTAGCTTTAGTATTTGTCCTGTTATAAAAATCTCTAATGTTACATACGTTATAACCTCTAGGATTCTCAAACATATCTTTCGAACCTTCTATCTTAGAAGACTCTCCACCAGTTCCTATGGCTACTAAACTACCTGCACCTCTCTCACCAACCTTCAATGAGTTTTCACAGGCTGCTTGTATCTCTCTTATGTTCTCAATGAAACCACACTCCTCTAAATATATTCTTCTAAACCTATCACCTGCAACTATCTTAGCATTGTTAGGTTTTATTGATAAAAGACTAGCTTGGTTACCTGTTATATCCTTAGCTCCACTTCTCTTCTTAACTTCGTGTCTAACTAGATTGTCAACTATCCAAGAACCACCTGAAGTCTGCTTATAACAGAATCCATGATAATCAGGAAGCCTGTCAAACTTACCAGGAAGGTTTGCGTAAGACCTTGATATGTTAGCTAGTGATCTTTCCAAAGGATCCTTCTTAGAAGCTGCCAATGCAAAGAGCATATCATTGTTGGTTAGGTACAATTCTTCATATCTCCTAACACCATTAAAAAACCACTCGTGTAAAAAATCTCCTAAGAATGTGAAGAAAGATTTACCTAGTGTTCTTGATGCTAACAACACAGCATTCTGCCTTTGATTTAAATACAAAGGAAGTCCTAATGGTCTGTCTTGTTTTCTTGTTATTAAATAATGCTCAGTTAAATATATCCAAGGATCAATGTACTCTTTAAAGCTACCATTCTTAAGCGTAAGGTGCTCTAAGTTATTTTCTATATCCTCTATCTCAAATCCCTCTAAACAATCTCTCCAATTTGGATATTTTTCTAAGTCTCTATCCTCTATCTTTCTTATGTAATCACAACAAGTATAATTGTAATCATCTTCAAAACCACTAAACCCATCCATTATAAAATAGTAGGTAGCCATTATCCATTCATTATCCCTTAATCTTGGATAAATTCTTTTTCTCTCTTCATCAACTATTTTTATGATATTAGTATAGAAGTATAGCTTAGGCATCATGTACACCCAAGTACCTTCTCCATCATCACTATCCTCTGCTACATCATAAATCCACTTACCTTCTACTATGTTTCTAGTAACTTTATCCCAATATCTGTCATATGTCTGACTGAATGGATTTAAAGTTTCAGGATGATTCCTTTCATAGAATGATTTCCTGTTTTGTATTTTATATGGTAACATGTCAACGCCAAAGAAGTCTGTACCATCTATTTCTACAATTCTATCAATTATACCATCCCTCAGCCTCTTACTTTCCATCTTAATCTATTATTCCTTTTTTCTTCATCTCCGAAGTCATTGATTCAGCTTTACGCTCTTGATATGACTTTATGTAACCTGCGTATGAAGCCTGTTCTCCAACCTCCTCTTTGGCTAGCATTTCTAACTCTTCGTACTCTTCTAAATATGACTTCTGAGTCTTACGCATAGTTTCCTTCATGATAAGATCATCCTCATTGTCGTATGCTAAACCTCTGTAGAATATCTCACGTTCTGATAATTCTAAACGCATAACTGATAATCTTTTTTGTAGCTCTGTTCTACACTTGTCTTTATAAGATAATATATATCTATTATACTCGTTCCAAGGAAAATTAGCTTGCTTCATGAAAGACAAGTTAACATCCTCTATCCTCTCTTTCTCATCATCTATAGCTGCATAATAGCTTGACTTAAGATCGTAGATTCTATATATACCTCCCATTATCTTATATCCAAGCTCATCTGACTCTTCGTACAAATCACAGAAAGGTTTCATTTCCTTTATCAATGGGTTCTGCTCAGAAAATGTCATGTCATCAGCATATATCACCGCAAACTCTACTATACTCATATCTTATATTTTACTTATCAGTACCCACTTCTATTATTTCTGTACAAGCTGTACCTTTTACATTATAGCCCTTTGATGAATGAGAAAAAGAGACGATGTTTCCATCAGTCTCTTTGTTGCTACAATCAATATCGTAGACTTTACCTTTCTCTTTACCTTCATCAAAAGCACTTCCTCCAAATTCAAGTCCTCTATATTTGGATTGTCTTATTTTAATTTTCATAATTTTTAATCTACTCTTCGTATTGAAATTATTTCAGGAAATCTCCAAGAGTTGTGAAATTCAAAAACCCACTTATTATTATCTTCGTCTTCAATAAATCTCCTTTTTGGTTTTTTACCTTTGTACGGATCTTGTAATTCATTTTCTCCCATAATTATAACATTTTATTTTGTTCATCCCCATGAACTTCATTAACAGTAATTTAAAAAAAAGATGAAGGAGCAGAGGATGCCCCTACATCAGAGGTGAGAATCTCACTAAATTAACCTACAAATTTTACATTTCCAGCTATCTGTAGTGAGATTTTTCTTTTAGCTGCATTAACCCTCCTCTCAAGTGTATCAGGGTCAGCTACAAAGTAATTTTCATTTTTATCTAAGTATACAGTTATGTACTTTGTTATAGGCATAATTCCTGACCTAGCTCCAACATTGGCTAACCTAACTTCTCCTGTTAGTTCACCTGTTTCCTTGTTGAATGTTCCACTAGTACAACCACAACTGTAATGTATGTAATCTATTATATCCTCAAATCTATCCTCGCCTTCTTCTAGTTCTAGCTTAAAACTAAACTCGTGAACTTCTTTATTTGTTTTTTCATCGAATGAACTAACATTAGTACTACAACGCATATTATCCCTTATTTTTATTATTACTAACTATATCAAAATTAAATCCTACTTGATCGTTTTTAACAACTCTCCAATTCTCTTCAAGCTGCATCTGAATCCAAAGTGGATCATCTTCTCCATCTTCATCTTTGTTTCCACATACTCCGTTAGTATTTGTCATTAGTCCCTCAGTACTACACCCACAGCCATTTCCATTCTGACCTACACAAATACCCTCTTTAACACATTGACCGCACAACAAACTTCTGTAAACTAATTGCTCAGAATAAGCTAATGCTTCTGATGGTTCTATGTTTATACCTGTACACAACTCTTTCTTCGACTTAAAGAAAACTAATAGTTTCTTCCAATTAAGTATATCTTTAAAGCCTCTCTTTTTTATGTGATTTATTATCTCTCGCATAATCTAAGATTTTAAGTCGTACTTAGCTAATATCTTATATGGAGACACAATGAATGTACTTATTAAATGTACAGGTGTTCCATACTCTTCAGGTAGTAAGAAGTAGTAAGGCTTCCACTTAGCATGGATTGTATCTAACTCTTTCTTCAAACCTTGTGGTAGGATTGGCTTCTCTGCACCAAATGAATTCGCATACTGCATAGCTGCAACGAAATCTGGATTAGGTGCACTTCCTGTTGTCTCGTCTACAGGTAGAACTACTAAATCACCTTCTTGGTATTGAGGATTAGTTATACTAGAACCTACTTTAATTATCTTAGCTAGGTTAATATATCTCCTAGCGAAAGAAGTTTGTCCTGATAGCTTTAAAGTACCATCCATGTCAGGCATAAGTATCGTACCTGCCTTACCACCTTGCTTTACTTGATACACAAATACCTTGATTATATAATCCTCAGTATTGGAGATATTTTTGTAATTACTAGAAAAGTCTTCTGATGCAAACTTAACTAATTGCTTATTAAATTCTTTCTTGTCTAGCACTTCAGGCATAAAAGTTTCTGCCATCTCGTTAAATATCTCTTGTGCTTCTTTTACTGTTACTTGATTCAAATCTTTATATTTTTGTTATTATCCCTAATTAATTTAATTCCTACTCTTCTTCCAATGCTGACTCTGCTGCCTTACGTTGGAATTCTTCTAGATGCTGCTTTGCTCTAGCTAAGTTATCTTCAGTAGGTATCATCAACTTGTCTCCCTTGTACTTCATGAACATATCTCCTCTAAGATGCTTACGTTCACTCTTCTGTGACATGTTTACAAATCTCTTAGCTGATCTCAAAGCTTCAGACTTGTGAATATCTGTGATACCATCCTCATCGATACCATCTCTTTTTATAATAGCTTCCATAGCATTAACATAAGCTACTTTTTCTACTGATCTTCTATTCTCAGGTGTCACTACTGCACCTCCGTATAGTTCTCTAGGATATATACCGTAGCTAACTCCTTCTAGATTTTTGTCTAGACATTTACCACTGTATATCTCTTTTCCGTACCTATTCAATTTTCCCATCTCTATTTTTTGTTTTTACCCCTACTTCTCAGCTCCTCTGCTGATTTATTCTTTGTGTTGTATCCTATTCTGTCTACAAAACTATTTCCGTAATCTACTAACTCTCTTCCAATTCTAAGGGCTTCTCTATCCCTTTCAGGTGTTGGTCCTGATTTACCTTTCTTGATATTAAAACGCTCTTCACCAAACCATGTATTGTATAGAGAACGTCTTCTGCTGATTGTTGAGTTATAAACTATTGAAACCCACAACTTCTCTGCTATTGAGCTTTCAAATCTAGGCTCACTGAATAACCACTTCAACCATTCATCCTCTTCTAGCTTAAAATAATTATCAGGTAAATCTGTCTTAATACCTTCAATCCAACTATCTTCTAATTCTTGTGGGTCTACTTCATTCCACCTACAAGCTAAATTATCATCCTTTCCGTACTTTGCTTGAACTGCTTTCTTATAAAGCTTCCACCACCTCTTTATGTCGTAGACTAATCTGTACCTAGGAAATGTACCTTTTTTAAAAAACTTAATCTGCCTCTTTAATGTCTTTGATAAATTGTAAAAGGTAGATCTAAAAACACCTAATTCAGGAACTGCTACAGTTGGCATTCTAGCATCTTGTAATAGTTCTCTAAATCTAACAAAGTATTCGTCAATTAAATCTAAACCATCCTCCTCGCTAATGCCTGCTTCCTTAGAGGCTATATTAATCTCCTTCCTCAGTTGACTCAAATAATTGGAATGTCTTGTTACTTTCACCTTCTATATCTTCTACTACTTCAATTTTTAATCCTAAAAAATAGGACAGATCTTTAAGCTTTAAGTTGTCTACACATACAACCTCTATTTCTTCCCCAAAATACTCATCACCACTACTCTTCAACTCTTCTCTGTACTCACCCATTAATGTAGATACTATATCAAACCTAATTTTGATACTGTTATAGTATTGCTCATCGCTAAGACCTGCCCATATATTATCGATTATTCTCACTTTAATTTTATTATTGTGCTAGCTGAAATCTCATTGTTACCTCAAAATCATTTCCCTTAACCTTTTCTAAGAATGGAAGTAAGAAAATCTCACCCCTGTCTCTCTTAGCTAGAAATTTCTTTGCTATGTTATTTGATTTGGTATTTACATTACTTCTAGTAAACCCATATTTCTTATACTCTTCTAATACTCTAGGAGTAAACAACCTCCTAGTATTTAAATCTCTTTGTACCTTTATTGTAGCTATTATGAAATCTTCTTCTCCTGTTGTTGCATATTTGCCAGGAGCATCAACTATTTGACATAGCTGCAAGCACCTCCTAATAAGGTCATCTTCATTTAGTATTCTTAAAAAATCTTTGCTTTCCATTGACTGTCAAAATTATTATCCCCTTATCTTATGTAAATATACAAACGCTTTTAATACTTTTGGGGTGCTTGTTACGAAATTCGTAAAATTATTTTTGATTTTTGCTATATTAGTAAATATCATATATCTTTCCTGTTGTTGAAATCCTCTAGTATAGATTCTATTAAATCAGGTCTATACTTTAGCTTAAAAATCTTCTTGTCTTCAGGGTTATAATCTTTGTAATATATGAAGTCTATGTGTCTAGGTGTAAAACCCATCTTAACTAAACTATGCATATAAGTTCCTAGCTGACACTCAAACTTCTGAATCTTATCATTCCTACATTTGAACTTGTCTAAAGGTGGAAGTGCTTTGTTGTTGTAGTACTTCCTAGGTTCTCTTTTCATGAACTTGTGGTCATATATATCAACAAACCTTTCATCACCTATTGTCTCAAAACAAACTATATCAGATTGACCAGGTAACACATCTCTCATGATCTCATCGTACTTCTCTTGGTCTGTAACCTTTCCATCTTTAACGTACTGCATTGCATCCCATCCTGTGTGTACTAATAGCTCAGGGTAACATCCATCTTCTAGCTCTTCGTAATAGTTTAAAGCTACAGATTGATTATCGTAATCTTTAGCTTTTTGTATTACAGGTTGCATTCTCTTAGTTCTGTGATTAAAGAACTCTCCTGCTGCATATAACTTGTTTTCTTCTATTAAGTGAGCTTCAGTACCTCTAACACCTGACATTCTCCACTCTTCTCTAATTAACTCTCTTGTCGCTAATAACTCATCCCAATCTATCATTGGCTCTAATGCCTCGTGCATAACATCTAAATCAACCTTATAGTCATACTTAAATGTTTTAGCCATTATCTTCTTCCATTCATCTTGACCAAACAATACTTGGTAAGCGGATCTATATAACTGACCTTCCATGTCAAAAGGGAAGTAAGGCTTCAATGCACTAGTAACTGAACTTAACCTAGTTCCTTTATAATGATAGAGATGCTCCTCTTCTTCAAATGTTATTATACTTCTTTTTTCTTCTACTGCTTTCATACACTATTATGACGTATTTTAGTATGTAATACTATGTAATAATAGCATTTAATTGATGTTTATTTACTATTAATTTTGCGCTTTTAGAATATAAGTAAATAACCTTCCTTATATCCTTCCTTTTAATCCTTTCTAGAGAGCTTGGGAACTTACATTATTACTGGACAATTATAGAATAATAGTAAGTAGTTAATAATCAATAAGTTAAGAATTAAATAAGAGAATATTCTAGCTAATTTATATTTATTTAAAATAACTTAAATTTATATGTAGTATAACTTACTTTAATTCGTCTTAATAGTGTACGATATGTACTAATTACATTTAGCTTTACAAAATATACAATGCAAGTAAATTTAAACTTTAATCAAATCCAAGTTTCTCAGGGCAAGACTCCTGAGCTATACTTGTATTACAGGTTAAGGGCTTTTGCTATGCATAATGGAGGTTGGATAACTAAATTTAAGTTAACTAACAACGAAAAGTACACTCTACTTCCTAAACTTAAGAAGAGTGGATGGTTAACTAGAGACATGAATAAAGTAGTAAGCTACAGAAAGATATTAAATAGAGGAGCTAACTACTCTTCTTTTGTAGACCTTAACATAGAGGAGCACTTGAATGACATGAATACATTCAAAGGTTTCTTAGTAGCTAGTACCGAGGCTCTATTTTTAAAGTCTCGTCAACACAAACAAAGAAAGAACAAGCAGAGCTTTAAGGCTCCAAACAATATATTGACATCTAATCAGAATCGGAATAAAAGTACATTCAATGTGGCAGAAATGCCTAGATTACGAGTGAAGAAGATTAAAGGTTCGATGGAATATTTTGGAAGGGTTTATAATTTAGAGCTAAGTAAGTTTTTAAATTTATCAGAGAAGACTATAACTAGATGGAGACAGTTTTCTATAGCTAATAAGTTTAACAAATATAGTTACAAGAGGGTTAATTTAAGTAATCCCTCAGCAGACAACAGAACTAAGGTATTATCTTACGATGGAGTTGACAGAGCATACTTCTGTAAAAAGAAGAAAGCATACATGTTATGTGATATGGTTATTAACACCAAAGGAATTGTACCTTATTTTAGTAAATTTTACGATTACAGAAGTAGTATTCAGTATTCAATTAGAGACTAGTATGACAAAGTATAAAATATATACAGATGGTTCTTCAGCTAGAGCTGACAATAACTCTCCTTGGATTAGTGGTGTAGGCTATGTTATTCTAGATAGTGAAAATAATTTAATATCTGAGGGTAGTAAAGGTGGATACGACAAAATAGGAGCAGCAGAACTTAGGGCAGCAATTATGGGGATAGAAGATGCTATAGATATAGCACAGGATGTAGAAAATAGCACATTTGTAGTATACAGCGATAGCAAATATGTAGTAAATGCTATTAATAGGGATATGTACTTATGGAAAAATGAGGTGAGATACAAAGAAAGAGTTAATTACGATCTCATAGAGAGATTATTGAGACTTAGTAGAGAGGTAACGATAAGGTCTAATTGGATTAGTAGTGACATAAGTAATGATTATAATAATTTTGCACACGATATGGCTAATGAGTCAAGAAGAGAATTCTTGCTCTCTGAGGCTTAAAAAATATAATACTGTATGAATATGTTCAAAAAGGTTTTTAATTGGCTGAGGGAGCTATGCAGACCTTCAAAAGAGGTATCTGAAGATGTTGTTCAAGATGAGAAAAAGACAATTCATGAAGGAGCATTTGATTTAGAAGCGGATAAGTACTATAAAGTAAAAGGGGACTATCTTCTTTACGTTGGTAAGGATATGATGTTTCTGACTAACTCTAGGATAGGTGGAATGATGATAGTTCCTTTCTATAACGAGGATGATGCTGATATGCAAGGACAGTATAACGGAGATGGAACAATAGATGATGCTGAAGTTGACATGGATTTATTCTTCGAAGACTTTCAGCACGAAGAAGGTGAAGAGAGAGGGATGTCTTCAAGACCCTCAAGCATATTTACAGTCACACTAGAGGACTTCGAGGGTAAAGTTCAGTACTATTCACTAGATACTCTAAAAGAAGTTCTACTTGCTGCAGAAGAAGAGGAAAAGTACAGTTACGCAGCCATTCTTAGGGATGAAATAAATCACAGAAAAGAAAATGGATAATATTATGAAAAGAAATGAAATAAATGGAACTTTTTTATCAGCCGATCCATCTTTGAAGAATACAGCCTTAGTTTGGGGTACAATAAAAGGAGGAGTAGTAGAACCTTTAGGTCATATGATATCTACGACCGACAAAGTGAAAGGAGAGAAGGTTATGATAGATATGGTTAATAGAGCTAGAAAAACAATAGAGAATATAATAGCAACTATTAATATTGTTAATCCTGACTTTACTTTCTCTGAGATACCTAGTGGTTCACAAAGTTTGAGTGGAGCTAAGTCAGCAGCATTATCTTGTGCTTATATTGCACTACTCGGTACAGACTGCATTATATCAACTCCTGGTGAGGTAAAGAAAGCTACAGGTAACAAAAGAACAGCTACAAAGGAAGATATGATGGATTGGGCTGACAAACAGTTCCCTGACTATGATTTCCCACGCAAGAAGGATGGCACAATGGTCAAAGGTAAGTGTGAGCATATTTGTGATGCTTTAGCTGTAGTTGAAGCAGGTATTTTAAAAATGGTTTCTAAAAATTAATATTATGGACAATGTTCCTTATGTAAAATTATTCGAGGATGATATATCACCTACAACTGTTCAGGACCTGATAGATGATATACATGACCATGACAATGTTAGGTTATACTTCTCTACTGATGGAGGAATGCTAATAGATACAATGGCTCTTATAGATTATCTAAATTCAAGAGGTGATAGCTTAACATTAGTACTATCAGGATACTTACAATCTGCAGGTGGGATAATACTAGAGAAGTTCACAGGTAAGGTTGAGTTGTCTTATGCTTTCGAATTTGTTGACCTTCACTTAGTTGATCGTGAGACTCTTAACTTCAGGGACAAGTTAATTAACAGTAAGTTAGTTTCTAGTGCTGAGAGATGGAATATCGATTATATCAATTGGTGGAAAAAGTTTTACAAGTTAACAGCTAAAGAAGTGAAGCAATTAAAAGATGGCAAGGATATAAGACTATATAGAGATAGGATAGAAAAGATAATATGAGTAAAGACTTAAAATATAACGAAGGGCTTGTGCAAGCTATACTTGCTCAGTATGTTAGCATAAAGCTTAAGATGCGACATTTCTTTTGTAACCTGTACTCACTTTACGACAACACCTTTGAGTTGGACTTTGTCTATTTTGATAGATATAAGTTTGTTAATGAGGCAGAAGTAAAAGTTAGCAAGCAGGATGCACTAGTTAATGAGTTCAATAAAACAAAGAAGCATAAGATGCTAGCTAGTGGTGACGAGAGTTGTCCGAATAAGTTTTGGATTGTTTGTCCACCTGATGTTGTTCCAACTGCTGACTTGTTGCCTGACTACTGTGGCTTAAAGCACGTTCTTAGGGACAAGTACGGAGTACATACAATAAAGATAATAAGGAAAGCACCTTTGATTCATGACAAAATAAAGTATGTTCCTTCAGACTTCTTTCAAAAGGTTTACTACCAACTATCTAAGTATCAAAGTAAATGGTTTGCTGGTAAGATAGCAGATTTCGATAGTAGGCTAAAGGATTCGAAGCTAGTTGTAGCTAAGCCTAAGAGAAAAAGGAAGAAGAGGACTTATAGAAAACTAGGAGACAAGTCCCTATCGGCAGGATTGCCAAAAAGAAGAAAAAAGAAATAATAGATATGAGTTTACCACAAGGTTACAATTACGATCCATTGCCAAGCGGACTATCATTAGGCTACTCTGATATAGATGGTTTTGGAACACATTCAACTAGGTCTATAGAGGCAGGAGAAGTATTCTTTGATAGAGAGACACACACCCAACTTCCTGGTGAAGATGGTCAGCTACTTAGAAGTGGACTAGGTGCTTTCATCAACCACTCTGATGATCCAAACTGTACTTTGTACAAATCATCTCCTGACGATAATGGTGTTGTTCAGTACTTTCTGCAATCACTTAGACTTATATACAGATTGGAGGAGATTACACTTGACTACGGTGCTCATTTATGTGGATGTGAAAATTCTAATAAATTAAAGTAGTATTTATAAAAAACAAACGTCATAATAGTAATATGGAAAATAACTTTAAAAACGACAAGACAGGAGAAGAGTTTCAAATACTCAATTTCCGAAGGTCTTTCAGGAATGGTGAAATTGTATATACCGATAAGAGTGGTAATATACTATCTGATAAAGGTGTTACGTTAACTAAGATCAAGGGAAAAATACAAGCTCCCTCTATCCAAACTGACACTAAGAACAGATATTAAATAAGGAATTAATTAATTAAGTTTATAAAAAAGTAAAAGATGAAGAATTATTTTAAATTAGTAGCAGTAGTTATAGTAGTGGTGACTCTTATGTTATTAACAAGTTGTGATAAGGACTCTAGTCCAATAGTCATAGAGCCTTACGTTGGCGTTACAGAGATTAGACCTCAATTCCAACCACAAGGAAGTACATTTTCAGTGGGAGATAGTAGAGACATTGTAGTTCGTGTTAGGAACACAGGAGATTATCCTTCACAGGGTTCTATCAAGTTATATGTTAGTGGTTACAGTGCGTTTAGTATTAATTTTAATCCAAACGCTCTAACAGCTAATGCACTCTCAGGAGCAGTAAGTGTTGATAATACAAACTGCGCAAGCTTTAAGGGGCAAGATTTTATATATATAGAAACGCCTCTATCTATATTACCAGGAGAAGAAATTAAGATTAGCTTTACAGTTACAGCAGAAGTAGCTAATCAGCTTAATGAGTTGTATGTATTATTAGAGAATCGATCAGGTGGAGATATTGATTCTGGTAACAACAGTATATTTAAAACGCTCTCAATATCATAGCATGAGAGTCAAGTGTATAAATGATAGCAACAAACCTTCAGATATACCTGATTCAAAGTGGGTAGAAGAGGGAACAATCTACACAGTAATAGATGAATTCAATTCACTGCCTCAGGAGGTTGACACCTATGTCCTAGCGGAGCTAGACCTGGAGGGTACTGGTTACCAAGGCTTCGCAGCAGGGAGATTTGACATAGACCTTACAGATGAGCTATATGAAATAAACCTAGAGATACAGGAGGAAATAGATTTGGAGATATTGAATAGAGGTTTGAAAGATGAGCTATAGTATGTTACCGTATCACACATAGATGTAAGTACTTCAGTGAGCTAGATAGTGTGTGTGTGATTTTGGCGGTATATATATTTTGAGCCTTGTACATTAATTTGTGCAGGGCTTTTTTTATTGACTCATGCATGACATCTTACATAAGGTAATAAAGCTGAAGACCTTTTTTTGTACCTATATATATATAAGACAGTAAACCCCCCAATTATATCTATAGCAACTAAACCCCTATAAAAGAGTACCCCCCCATCATTCCTGTATAAAAATACACCCCCCCTACCCTTTGGTCAAAAATCGGTTAT